TATCACCCCCACCTACTTCTATCTCTGATAGGCTGTCAACCTTTCTCACAGTGTAGTAAGCGTTACGTCCAGTCTTTACGCACACCGCAGGACAGATTTCTATCTTAGTGGCCCATGGGAGTATCTCCTTGACTTCGTCGAAAACCTTTCCCGAGGCAGAGATTTGAATGGAGGAGACGACTATGGTCTTGCCGCCCTTGAATAGTCGAATGAGCGCGCTGGAACAGCCGTCAATCATGAAGGCTTCGTCTACGGCCACGACGTCGTATCCGATGCTTTTTTCGATAATCTCCTCCCCGGAGCTTACATTGACAGCAGGGAACCGTAGGCCGGCGTGGGTACATATTTCCCCGGCCGCATAACGATCATCCATCTTCGGTTTGAACGCGATCACCCCTCTGTTTTGATAGAGGCATCGCTCCAACGCCGACAGCATCTTTGTAGTCTTAGATCCAAACATAGGACCGGTAAAAACAATGAATTGCGGATCTCTCAAAGCGTACTCCTAAAAAGTTCCAGTCGAACCAAAACCTCCGCCGCCCCTCTGAGTTATTCCACCAAACAGTAGAGATTCATCCACCACTTGAACGTCCTCATAGGAAACGGGAACCAGCACCAACTGGACTAATTTTTCACCTGGGACGATGGCAGTACTTTTGTTACCAACGTTGACTACATGCAAGTGTACCTCGCCTTGATAATCTTCGTCCACCACGCACGCTCCCACGAAGAGTGATTTCTTTAAAGCGATCCCACTCTTATTAAATGCAATCAAGGCGTATCCTCTCGGGACGTTGACCTTGATGCCGCTAGGGATAAAAACTTTAGCTCCAACATCAACCAAGACATGGTCGAAATCATCGGGAACGTAAAAGTCTAAACCCGCCGATTGGGCAGTGCCCCTAGTCGGAGTCTTTACTTTCCGGACTTTGCTGATTTTCATTTATTTTTTCCTTAATGTAGTTGTCGAGCGCACCGATGTATGCGCATGCATCCAGTAGATTGTCTTCACGGTAAGAGTACGAATGACGAGAAAGTTTTAAAGCTACCAAAGCGGCATACATGTCTTCTCCGGTGAAATCTTTCCCCGTCATCCCCCTGGCTATACTCGCTGCTCTTTCCATCCCTTCAGAGAAGGGGCCGTATTTACGTGCCTTCTCCTCCGAACGTTCGTTGACTATTGCATTCGCATGCCTAAGAATATTTTTCATATATCCTTCCTTTTAGATCGGAAACGTGTCTTGTTAATTCTTTCCTAGAGGTATCTTCGCTGGGAATTACGATCCCGTGATCCAAAGCAACATCCCAGGAGAAATCTTCACGGAGCTGAATTGCTTGATAGGCGGGTCCCGGGGAGGAAGCATACTCTTGTTCTGCTAATATATCTTCTGCCATGGTGTAGTGCCTCTCATAGAGGTGCAAACTTCCAGAGTAATGGTAATAAGACCCTAGGGACACGTCCAGTCCTCTCGCATTCAACTCGTTCAACATCAACTGTTGGAATAGACAAAACGTGAACACATCGTTGCACAGCCCAAAGATGATATCATTGGACCGCATGTTTACCCCTAGGTGTAGCTTCTTGTCGCGTACGAGAAATTGCAAGTACTGCGTGCATGGGTAATCCAACTTATTCCTGTTTTTGTGATGAGGCTGATTTATCACCACTGTAGCACGGCGAGTGTCGTTATCTCCCATGATCTCACCGATGACCCACTCCCACTGCGCAGAAAGATATACGCCGTAATTGGATTCTACTTCGCCCTGCAAATCTTTTATCTGCAACCATATTTTGGCAAGTTTACCTATGTTATTGACAGCCGGGTTTTTAGAAAGATACCAAAGCCATTCCGCTGTAGCATAATCGGAGGAAAATTTTCGTGCCGTGGAATATATTTGAAGAGCACAGGGATCTGTTATTTCGAAACTCTGAAAGAGCAATTCCCTCTGTCTACTTCCCCGGCTGTTGACTTCTGCACCGAAAGAGTTTACGTCAAACAGGAGCTTTTTAAAAGCAGAATCCAGTGAATCGAATTTCATATCTCTATCTTACTTCTGTTTGTTACCAAGTTCAAGTACTTTTTTCCACCGAGTGGAAAAACCAAAATCTCCGCTCTCTAGCTGCATCGCCAGTACGGAATACGGCGTCAACGTTGCATCTGGTGGGGTGTTCCAACAGAAGATCCTGTGCTTCTTACCTGAGGTTCCAAGAACCTCAATGATGACATAAGGCTTATTGTGTTTAGTTTTTTTCGGTACGCAATTGAGACACAACCCCCAGTAAATGTCCTCTCCGTTCCAACCGTCGATCGATCGCACCCCCTTAGAAGCCAATCCCTCTAGGAACTCCGCCGGGAGAAGCATTTCAACATTAACGGTTCCAAGCAAGTTCATGCTGTGGCTAGCGATTTCCGTCATGCTCCACTCATCTACGTGATCACTCTCTAGAACGATCTCCTTGAATGAGCTCATGCCTCGATACGGATCTTTCTTAGTACTCTTACGAAGCTTGTCCCAATTGTCTATAACGACGTCGTGAAACTGCTTGTATGAGGTAAAATGCTTTTTCCAGTCCATCGACTCAAAAGCACGAAGCTGGATCAACACAGACAAAGCGCGCTTGTTCAGCTTGGAGTGCTTCCAGCTCCCGTCCTCTTTCCAAAGCAAATCTTCGACAGTGTTATATGGCCGGTTTTGCATAATTTCCCGGACAGCAGCGTCTCCGATTCCCTTGCAGGAGGAGAACGAGGGGACGAAGGTCTTATCGTCGGAACATACCCACGTGTGAGCAGATTTATTGACGTCTACACGGGAAATATTGTACCCCAGTGATTTCACCTCTGACAATGCTTTAGCCAGCTTCTTGGGGTTACTGGACGTGGCCTCCAAGTAAGCCGTCAGCCACTCTTCCTCGTGGTAGGTCAGCAACCACGCACAGTAATAAGAGACGAAGGCGTAAGACACGGCGTGTGATGCATTGAATCCATATCCGGCAAAATATAGAATCTTCTCATAGAGCTCGTGTGCAACGCCCCTGTTGATGCCATTTTCTACTGCGCCGCTAATAAACCTTTCCTTTAGCGCTCTAGCCTTTGCTACATTTTCATCGCTGGATCCGCCAGGCTTCATCATCTTACGGATCTTGTTGAGTTCTATCTTTGGGATGCCGGCAACCACATTGCACAAAGCCATCGCCTGCTCTTGAAACACGATACATCCGTAGCTGGGTTCCAAGATCTGTTTAATAAGGGGGTGGCCGTAATCAACAGACTCGGGGTTGTTTTTAGCGTTGATGTAGGTCTTGTCTACCTTTGCACTCAGAGGACCGGGCCGGTAAATAGAGGTGAGAGTAGCAATATCGATGATCGATTTTGGCTTAGCTTTTTGGAATAATTTCTGGGCGCCCTTTTGGGTACATTGGAACACCCCTGCAAACTTGCCGTCGTGATAAACGTTCTTGTAGACCTCTGCGTCGTTTAAGTCTAAGGTCTTAGGATCCATCTTCGTCTGGTACCACGCGCGCACGTCCTCGAAGGTGGGGTCGTCATTGCCTTCTTTCTTCAGAATCATCCCCACTGTGTTCTCTATCATGCGCAAGGTTTCCAGTCCCAACAGGTCGAATTTTACCCAGCCAAAAGTCTCAAGGTGCTTGGCTGTCATTCCTTCGATCCACGGAGTCTGGACTTCGCCCTTTGTCATTATGAGGGGCATCCTTTCGGCGATGTTCTCGGAAACTATCACACCCCCCGCGTGTCGCCCCAAGCTCTTGTTCTGCTTGAAAAGCACATTGATGGGATCTAGGATATCAGGATACTTTTCTAAAAACTCCCTCGTTCTCTTGGAATGCTTTAGTGCTTCGTCCAGAGTGATATCGATACCGACGTCATCGTGCGAACGAGATCTACGCCCGCGGGCTACATCTTTTTCGAGAGTGGATAGCGCGGAGTTAACTTCCTTAAATTCCACGCCGTAAAAACGGGAAACATCCTTGATGAGAGATTTTATTTTAAAGGTATTGTAGTTGGAGATGGGCACCACATTCTCAGTCCCAAACTCCTCGCGAAGTTGATCTATCAACGCGTCGCGATCGGAGACGTCGGTGTCGATATCTGGGTACTCCGAGCGCAAAGGGTCTAAAAATCGCTCAAACAAAAGGTTGTATTCCAACGGATCGATGTTGGTGATCCCAAGCAGGTAGTTTACTAAAGAGCCGGCACCTGAACCGCGTCCGGGACCGACGATCTGTTTCCTCCATGCAACGTCGATTATTTTTTTCATGGTCAGAAAATACTCGGAGAACTTCTTGCCTTTTATAACTTTCAACTCTGAAATCGTTCTCTCGACGTACTGCGGTTTATTGTGAAGACCGCGCGTGACCAAGCCCTTCTTACAGAGTTCCATGAGGGCTTTATCGGCAGTCGTATTAGCAGGTACGACATACGACGGAAGTTTCATGGAACAATCTGGATTTATATCTCCAACCTCCTCATGGGCTATATCGTGCGTCCTCTCGATGGCGCTTGAGATGAGATCGTCTTTGTAAAAATCGAAGCCTTGAGTGGTCGAATGATAGAACTCCCAAAGCTGGCTTGCGTTTCTAGGGTAGAGTTCGCACTTGAGCTCGTCCTCCGACTGTGGCAACGCACTGGGGTCGTAGTCGCGATAATTCAACCAACCCAACTTTTTGTATATCTCACGCTCCTTCCAGTGTTCAGGCCTGGCGTAATGGCTATCGCAAGTCACTATAAGCCGATCAGTGACGCTGTTCTCCTCTGCGAACTCCATGATGGCTCGGTTGACGAGGTGCTGCGCATTTAGTCGGTTGAACTGCAACTCAAGGCAAACATTCTCCCGGCCGACGGCGTCTGTTAATTGATCGTATACGTTCCCTATCCCGGTTAGGACCTTACTCATAAGAGAGGGGTCGTCGAGTAACGTTGGGCTCAGCTCATCAAACTCCACTTGTTGGACATGGCGAAATGCCTCGTAAGCCATTGGTCCGCCCAGACAAGCAGTAGTGATCATCAGGTGGCCGCCTTCGGCCGCCTCTTTGAGCATTCTGTAATCTACACGAGGGAATCGATAGAAACCCTCAAGGTATCCTCTAGAAACTAAACCGAACAGTCTCTCGAGACCGATAGACGTCTTTGGTATTACCACCATATGGTGTCTGCGCTTGATAGGATCGTAGAACTTTCCGGACTTGGTCTCCTCCTCGTTCTCTACAGTGAGGCTAGTTTCCCCTATGCCAATGTCAAAGATTTCATCATTCGTGTCTGTAACTGCCTCAACGAAAGTAGACAGCTTCTCCCTCTCTTCGATGAACTTCTTAACGGCTTCTGCATCCCCCCTCTTTTGAGCTTTGCGCAGCTCATATTCAGTCTCCCATAGACTAAGATCCGGGTGGACATACATTTCGCACCCAGGCAAGAATTTAAAGTCTAGGCCTTTCTTGATCATCTTCTGGGCATGAAGATAGGCATATGCAAAGCCGTTCATGTTACCGTGATCAGTCAGGCTCCATGCATCGATACCGTTTTCTAAACAGAAGTCCATGTGCTCGCTAGGGTACCCGAGCCCATCATATGTGCTGAATCCAGAGTGCGAGTGGAGCCCTACGAATTTTGTCGGAACTATTATATTGGAACTAGAATCTTCTTTTGACAATTTGAAACCGCGCGGTTGTAAAATGTATATACATCGTAACCGCGGATCTGATCAATTACAGCAAGATCACTGCTTTGCGACTAATATTTTGTGTTCAACTAGCTTTCCGTCTTCCAAGACGCAGTAACCGGCATCATGCCAATTATACAGTCCCACCACCCTTTCTATCTTAGCGCTCATAGTTTAAAGCCTGTCGGAAACCAGTTTTACTTAAGTGAGTCTAATCACTGCTTACTGGTGCCGAATGGTTCAATGCGGCTTCAAGCGATTGAAGATTTTCCTCAAAGAATTCTAAATAATCCGGAGAGGGTACTATCTTGTTTTTACTAACCACCAGCTCCAAAGTACGCAGTTGATCCGATACGTCCGTTCCCGTAAGTATTCCTAATTGAATGAGCCTAACTATTTGTGATATTGTCGAGTCGTCAAGTTTCAGCGTCTGCATTTAATCCTCCTTGCTTTCTTGGTGCCCTGCGGATCGTACGTCGATCCAGGGTTTTTAGTTTTTCGACAGGACTGCCCAGAACATCAATCTTCCTATTATAGCACAGAAAACTATTGCTGTAATTGCCCTTGTCTCCATAATAATTTAGTGCGTCAATAAAGTAGCGCCTCGGTTGCGGGTGCTCCTGCATTGTACTCGTCCCTAAGCCACTGTAGATATCGTTTCAGGGAACCGTCCTCACTCTCTACTTCCTCCCAGTTACCCAAACAAAACACGCTGTAACAGTCGTCGGCGTAGTCACCACACGCGTACAACTCCGATGGCATCTCCCACTCCTTGTCCTGAAAATCTTCTGAAAACCTGATCAGCGATTTGCTTCTGCGGTTGTAGAGGCCGAGTGGCCGCAACAACTCTGCGAGCTCAACAGGGTTTGCTCGAGACATTTTTTTGGCCGACGGATACCTCTCAAACAGCTCCGGGTAGACTTTATCCACCTGCTTTCTAGCAGTTTGATTGTGGAGAATGCACGCCACCAATATCTTCCATGTGTCGGGCCAGAAATCTTCTTGTAGCATCCCTACAGGGGATTTAGGGGGTTCCCAAGAGGAATCAATTTTCAGATTGTTCATAGTGAATTTTAGATTTTACTGCTAAATTTACAACCTGGGGTCGACAGAAATAATCTCTAGGGGCGTGGCAATATATTCGTTCCATAGACTGGTCTCCACTGTACTGTCACAGGAGTCTAACTCGTAACACAGATTATCTATTCCTCGCCCCGGATATCCCAAGCGATGCATGTTGCATGCACGCCGTCCGTTATCCAGAGCCATCGATTTTATATCGCTCCTAAATCCTGCGCGTACATTGCCAACAAACTTGACCAACACTATCGACTCCGGCCGAAAAAACGGTCGCTCCATGACTGTAAAGCTGGAAATGTCGTATTGTTCTCCTTGCCCGATAGAGTCTACCAACCTCTGGGCTCCACTTTCGGTAGTGTAGTGGTTCAAAACCTTAGGGTTGTACACACCTCCGTAGACCTGCGATGTAAACTCATCATCTAACATCACGTAAGGTTCCATGTCGCCTCGTGAGTAAAAATACGCGAACTTAAGTCTAGCGATGTCTGGGAAGTAACTCCCATACTCTTTCTCGAATGCCCAAAATCTATGGTTTACAAAATCCTCGATGAAGTCCAGCACGTTCTTCTGCGTCAGTAACTTCCATCGCTCAACCTCGTCAACGAGTTGGTAGTCGAAATATTTGTTGACCAAATCTAGAAAATCGTCGAAGTCTGTCAAGCTACAGGACGAGTGGTGTTTACAGCTTAGTTGTCCGCCACGCGAATCCATCCCAAGCTCTTGTAGGTGCAGGAGGTGCTCAACGGCGTGCTCCCATTCTGCCAGTGTATGAAATGCTGAAGCAGGCTTCATGTATCCGCGAACTTTTACTTGGGACATTTATTGCTCCTGTACGCCTCGACTGCAGTCGGCCAAAGTTCTTTAGCAATAAGTAGACATCCTTCTGCGACTTTTCTAATTTCCCACTGGGCGCCTGAGTGCATTCTCAGGTCGATGAACTTGAGTAAGTTGTTGAGGTTCACCGTGCCGTAATACTCCGTATAGAGATTCTGCGGAAGGACCCCGCGGGCTTGCTCACGACAGACTCCTGCATCGATCAGTTTTTCGTAAAGCTTGAGGGAATTACCGTGGTGCTTTCTGACGGCTCCTCCGGCGTACTTCAGATGTGATCTAAGGAAAGGCGTAAACGTCTCATTTGTAGATGCCTGTCGATTGGACTCGCTCTGTTTCCTGAACCTCTCCGGTTCATAGAAGCGGATATCAACGTCGGTATAACGACGGGAGATTTCATTGTAGGACCAGGTACGGTGCCTGTGGTGTTGGCTCCTCACGAAGAGTGGCACAACGAACCTAAAGGTTACGACGTTGTGTTCGAACGTAGAGGTGTGCTTATGCTTTACTAGATATTCTATAAGACGCTTGTCTTTATCATCTAGGGCGTCTTTGCGTTTTCCGAACGATACGCGCGCAGAATTAACGATCGTAAGATCGTCGCCCATGTGTTCAATGTACTCAACGCAGCCGATCCCGTCGCCGTAAATTTCAACTGGTAGGACGTTTACCTTCATGGCCTCTCTTGGCGTTGACAGCGGGGGTCGGTTTGCTCACTTCATCTTAATCTTTACGCTGACGTCTATCTCCAGCGTGGGCAGCCTAAGGTGATTGACTAAACCGTGTTTTTTGGCTTCGTTTGCATCCAAGAACCAATCTGCATGTCCTTTTTCGTGAACCAATTCTAGAAAATAATCGTCGGCATGCCCGCAATTTTTAGCCATCATTTTATAGACTATTTGGTTTAGCCGTTCCGTCTCTTCTGCTGACGCCTTGATCTCCTCCACTTTACCGTACTCCATGGAAGAGACATCATGGATCATAAGAGTGGCATGGGAGTCCATGTACCTACGTCCTTCCTCACCGAAAGAAAAAAGGATTGCGCCGCACGACATGGCTTTTCCTTCCACTATAGTGGCGACCGGTAGGTCAGCATTCGTAACGGCGCTTATCATAGCCATAAGACTATAAACTTGTCCACCGTACGAATCAATCACAACGGGAATAACGGCTTGTCCGGTATTGTGAGCTTGGGCCATCTCCTGCACGAATTTCTTGGTAGAAGCCTCGTCGAACTTATTGACCCTTACGATAACGGGAGACTTCCTTAGTTCTGCTTCTTTTAGCAGTGGGGAGATCTTGAATTTATGTTTCATTCGGTATTCCTGCTGCAGCTCATTTTAACAAACTCCACCGCTATCAGACACAATATTGATGTAACCAGGAAAAAATTTAAACAAAATCTAGAAAATTTTTTCTCTAACCGCATTTACCGTAACCGCATGTGGTGCAAGTAACGCAGCCCTCTTGATACATCAAGTTGTCTTCCGCGCTACAGTTTTCACAGACGGATTTACCAGGGAGCGTACCGTCTTGTATGTATTTTTTAAGAACCCTAGCCGTGACCCGTGCGAAAGAAAACATATCGGCCTCTCTGTCTTTTTGTAGTTGTTCCACCACATATTGAATGGGCGCGCCGTGACGTAGTGCGAGAGAGATGGTGCGAGTAAACGCGGAGTGGTTGGGGTTGTCAAACATCCGTACGATGTCTTTTATTATAAACTGATCTCCGTTTTTGCCGATGGCTAGGTCGTAACGGGAGTCCTTAGTCTTGTAGGGGTGCTTCACTAATTCCCCGTATTTATACCTCTTCGGAATTTCTATGTATTGCTGCAGGCCTCCCATAACCTCGTACGGCCGGCCGTCCATTAGACCTACTAGCAAAGTCCACGCCTCTCCTTGTACGGTTGTGTGGTGGATTTCACAGGGCAGGACATCAGGTCTTTTGGGCGCATGGTGGGTAGTGAATTTTTCACCGCTGTCCTTGGAGATCAGCACACCAGACCTGCTGCCTTCTCTGTAGACAGTTACGCCCTTTAGCCCCTTTTTCCACCCCCTCCAATAAACTTTCTTAACCTCGTCTACAGATACGTCAGCTGGAAGGTTGATGGTTTTGCTAATGGCATGGCAGACCCAACGTTGGGCTGCAGCTTGCAAATCAACGGCGGAGCTCCAGTTGATCTCATTAGCAGTTGATCCGTAGTAGGGACTCTTTTCGAAATCTTCCTTACCGGTCACCTCCATCCATTGGCGGACTCCGTGGTGATACACCTCGAATTCTTGCCACTGATCTCCTAGGTCATCGATAAAATCCGCCTGCGCGTCTGGATCGTTCGGATTTATTTTTTTGCGCCTCGTGTATTTCAACATGAAAGGCGGTTCTATTCCGGAGGTGGTTTGGGTCAAGGTCGAAACGCTACCACACGGTGCGGTGGTAGTCAAAGCAATGTTGCGGCGGCCGTAACGCTTGTGGAGCTCTCTAAGCTCAGGGGCGGATTCGAATATCCGCGCCATGAATTCGTTATCGAGCTCTTTATCGAAATTATACGCAGGAAATGCGCCACGCTCTCTGGCCAGGTAACAAGAGGACTCGTATGCCGAGAGAGCTAGCTGACGATATATCTCCCCCGTTTTTTCTATGCTTTTTTTAGACCCATAACCTAAACCCAGCATCGCTAAAGTATCACCTAGGCCGGTGATCCCCAATCCAGTGCGGCGGCCCAGTAGAGCGGCATCCCTGATCCTTTGCCACATCTCGTGTTCAGCACGCTTAACATCCTTCTGCTCAGGGTCTGCGGAAATCTTCTCTAGGATACGATCTACGCATTCAACCTCGAGGTCGACGAGATCGTCCATCAAGCGCTGCGCTTTTCTAGCTTTATCTGCAAATAACTCCAGGTCGAACGCAGCCTTCCTCGTGAAGGGGTTAGAGACGAATGACGTAAGGTTCAGAAGTAGAAGGCGGCAACTGTCGTAAGCTGACAGCGTTATCTCACTGCAGGGATTAGTACTGATAGTGCGAAATCCGTCTTCAGCGTAAGATTCCGCTGGAGAGTACTTCAAGACGTTGTCCCAGAACAAAAGGCCCGGTTCTGCTGCAGCGTGAGCTGACTCGATTACTTGATTCCATATATTCTCGGCCGATATGTTTCTAGAAACCACCCTTTCAGAGTCTATATCAACGGGATACCGCAGTTCGTACTCCTCTCCAGACTCCACTGCATTCATGAATTCATCGGACAGTCGAATGGATATGTTGGCGCCGGTCACCTTCGTTAGATCTCTCTTTATCTTGACGAAGGTTTCAATGTCTGGGTGGTGAACCGAGACCGTCAGCATCAGGGCCCCTCGGCGGCCGCCCTGGGCGACCTCGCGACATGAGTTGGAGAAACGCTCCATGAAGACTGCGATTCCGTCTGTCGTCTTAGCTGCGTTCGATGTAGGCAAGCCGTGGGGACGAATAGTGGAAATGTCGAACCCTACCCCGCCACGACGCTTCATGATCTGGACTTGCTCCTGATCGGTCTTTAGTATCCCGCCATAAGAATCTTCGGGCGAATCTACGACGAAACAATTAGACAGAGACTGAATCTGATAATCATTACCAACCCCAGCCATCGGCGAACCCTGAGGAACAATGTACTTGAATCCACGGAAGAGGTCGTATATTTCCTCTTCTCCCAGTGCGTTGGGATACTTTTCCTCTATCCTTGCGAATTCAGCCGCCAACCGCCGATGCATGTCGTCAGGAGTAGACTCTATGTATTGACCTGTGTCGTCCCGTAATGCGTATTTAGTGACGAAAACGGAGGCTGCCAACTCATCATTGTCGAAGTACTCTAAACTTCCTTCTAGAGCCTCTTCAAACGTCACAGGCATTTTTATCTCTCCGGATCGTACGACAAATCAACCTCAACGCTCTACTTGGGTAGCGGTTCTCCAAAAATCAACCCCGCTCAGCAACTTGTACTGAGTTAAACACGGAACCACGTAAAGTTCGGCAGGGACCTTGGTTCCTTTTTTAACCACGGTATCGCGTTCGCCCACGTTGATAAAGTAAACACTTATTTCTTCGAAATGTTTTCCTGCGGGGATCAGTTCTTGCTGGGTCGACAACCCGGTTCTCACGATGGGCGGTGTGGGTTTGATTATCCCCACATGACCGTTTGGAATTTCAATTTTAATTCCACAGTGGATAGGTAACGGAGGTTCTTCGAACACCGACCACTTAGTGCGACCTGGCAACACCACATCGTCTCCGCAATTATATAATTGCAAACCGCCCATGGCAGAAGCAGCGATATAGGTCTCGGGGGTTTCGCCGGCGTTATGTAAAACCTGCATCGCACTCTCAGTTAGAGTCAATGCTACGAAGTTAGATTCAGCCTCCATTAACTTCTCTCCATTTTTTTCTCAAGATTTCTTTAACCTCGGAATCGGTTTGTTTAACAGCTTCGTTTAGAGACAATGCGTTTTCGTCAACAATTTCAAACTTACTCTTACTTGTGTCAATGTGAATAGGAAAAACCAATCCGTCTTTGCCGGCTCTATTTTTTGCAATAAAAAGGCGGCCATGGCCGGTAGATTTTTCCATCGCTTTTCTGGACAGCGAAATGACGACATCAGCGACCATAGCTTTTCCATAAGCCTCCGACATGTTCTCAAGTCCAACAATGTCAGAATTAGCGGAATCCCTGTTGGCTTGTGACGCAGTCCATACTGGAATATGCAGGTCCATGGATAGGTTACGCAATTCCTCATAAATAAGCTTAAGTTCGTGACGCAAAGAATCGTAGCTCTTAGTGGAACGCATGATATCTGCATAATCAACTATGATTACCGACGGAGAAAAACCCTTGAGTAGAAGTTTTTCAATGTGATTCCTGATTGTGATAGATGTCGCTGCGCCAGTAGGGTACTCTTTGATGATTAACCGTCCCAACTCCATCTCTTCGTATTTTTCTAAAACTTCCTTCTTTCGATCCTGAACCTCGTTCGAGGGGATGTCGCATAGGTTGGAGTCGTAACGTAATCCCACAGCGTGCTCCGTGAGCTCCAAAGTATAGTGGAGGACGTTCTTACCGCTGCGCATCGCATTCGCGCCCATAGCCACAAGCCAGTGGGACTTTCCAACCCCAGTATTTGCCGTAACAACACCGATCTCCCCTCTTCCTAGGCCACCTCGAAAAATATCCTTAGCATCCAGCCTAGCTAAACCCGTCGGACAAACCTGCCGATTTATCTTTATGAAGCGTGCTTCTGCATCCTCAAAAAAATCGTGGCCAGTACTGGACGGCAGACCTACGGACACCGCTTTCTTCATCAACGTAAGTACACTCTCGAACTTCTCTGTTTGTATCAAGTCTACCGCCTTTTCCAAGGCATCTTTAAACGCCTGTTTACGACAAAAATCTAGCGTCTTGTCCTTGACGAAAGCCAAGTCCGAAAGATCAGTGCTTGATTTAATTCTATGCAGGAATTGTACAATCTGATCCCTGAGAATGACATCGTCGCTGCCAGTGAGTTCGTCCTTTATGATCGTTACCAGGAGGCCGAGAGAAGGAAAGCACTTGTAGTGAAGAAAATATCCAAAGAATTTTTCACTCAAGAACTGGAGATAGCGTACATCAAAAAACGATGGATCCATCACTTCGACCATCTGCGAAGCCCACTCTTTATCGGTCATCAAACTCTGGAAGATTTTTTCTTGAAAACTTTTACCGTATTTACTGAACAGTGGTTCGCCGTAGGAAGAAGTGTCGTTATCGATCATCAAGTGTTCACCCTGCAGGCGTTGATAGACGCGAAAAAAGCGTCGATGTTAAAGTTGGAAATGCCCTCATGTAACACTAACCTCGCAAGCGATAATTTATTGCCAAATTTTGGTAAATCCTCAATTAAATATTCCAGCTTCCTGACCTGATCGGCCGATAGGTTAGTCGTGTCCAAATACATTAATTTCCAATTTCTCTTAGCAGTGTCCTTGTGCTGCAGCATATTTTCGAAAAGCTTGAGTTTCTTAGTCTCTGACTTGTCGGCTGCCAGCTCTGACAGCTCGTCGACCGATATAAATTTCCCGTCCTTCAATTCAGGAAACCGCTTTGCCAGCGAGGTCAACCCCACTCTAGGAACACCGTCTATCTTGTCGGACGGGTCTCCCACGAAAGATCTAGCGGTACAAAAATTAGTGGCACTAATGGAGAATTTTTCAATCAGCGTCTTCATGGTTACATACTTCTTTTGGCCAGGTGACCACTGCACCACCTTCTTGGATAACAGCTGGTAGAGGTCTTTATCTGAGGAGGCAATCACGCATCTCTGATCAGAAAGCATATATTTCACCAGGTAAGCAATTAAATCGTCGGCTTCGCAGTCGGGAACGTATATCTGAGTGACCGGTACGTTTCTTAGAACCTCTATTATTTTAGATATCTGACTATCTCTATTGCCCGGTGAATCAGGGATATCTTCGTCATAAAAACGATTGAGTTTCGGCGGTCGTCGGTTGTGCTTGTAGTTCTTCAATATGGCCCGCCGGCGAGGTGAACCGCCGCCTTCCCATACCACAATCACTCTAGAGGGAAACACCCGTTCACAAAGATACCATAGGCCTTTTAAAAAGCCGACCATACCTCCTACGTGATG